GAATGAGAATGTATCTTCCATTAGGAAGTTAATTTCTTCGTTATCTAGATGAGGTTTTGTTTGGTTATAATACTCTCTTAATAAGCTATTGTCATCTAATTTACTGTAATCTTGGTTAAGCTTTACGTAATCACTAATATCTCCACCAGTCTCACCCATAAAATCAACTAGTTTTTGGATGTTCTCTGGTAAAGGTTCTCCAGTTGCTTTGGCTTCTGCCACCGCTTCTAGTACGTTTTCCTCAACCTCAATAACCTTCTCCTCAGTAGCGGTAACAACCTCTTCTAGTGTTGTAGCTTCTTGTGCTTGAACTTCCGGTTGTACTTCTTCTTGTTTTTGTGTGGTGTCGGCATTTTTAACGCCATCAACCACTCCGCTGTCGTCAGCGTTACTTTCTTTAGTTTCATCTTCTTTTGGTTTTGGGGGTTTACTTAAATCAACTTTCATTACGCTGTCGTCTCCAGCAGACTCAAATTGTGTTTCATCAACTTTCTCCACATTCTCATCACCTGGATCCTGTTGGTTTACCTTTGTAATCTCTTCGATTACATTTTCATTTTCTACTTCCATAATATAATATAATAATAATTAATAATTCTAGCTAGGGTCGAAACTACCTAAATCAAATCCGCCACCTAGTATATCATTACCTGCGGACTCAAAGTTTTTAGGTGGTTTACCACCATTTCTTTGTTCAATCATCTCGCTTTGTTGAGTTGCTTGAATTTTTGTTCTTTCATCTTTACGATCTTCCTTCTCTTTCTCTCCAGCTTTCTTGCCCTCGACCTCAATACCCTTTAACCTCATGTTATATTGAAATTCTAATCCCATTAGTTCTTTTTTAAGACTAGCCTCTTGCATCATCTTCTGAGACGCAATTTTAGCTTTTAGTTGTTCCATTTGAGATTCACCCTGCAGTATCACCTGACTCTTCTGTATATCAGCCTGTGCTGCTGCTTGAGCTGATTCTTGGTTCATCTTAGCTTGAGCCTGCATGTTTTGCTGCTGCATTTTTTGATCTTTCTCCAACTTCTTGTTTCTCCTGATCTTAAGGAGTTGATTAGCTAACTTAACATTTCTAATATCCCTAAGGTCAATAGCATCAGCAAGTTCAATTACTTGTTGTTGTAATGCCATTTGGATGTTGTTTTCAAGAATCGCTTTCTCCTCGTCATCTGGCATTAACTCTATAAAGATACCAAAATCGTAAAGATGTAACTCTGACATCTCTTCTAGTGTAGCTACATTATGTGCTCCAATCGCCTGTATGAAAGCATTTTTTGTTGGAGAGTATTCTATAATATCAGATATTCTAAGTGACAAGCACTCGGCCGTATCCGATGTTAAAAACAATCCAGCTTGTAAGATATGTCTAGTAGCTGTATTGGAATTAGCCGCAGCCATTTTCTGAACACCAACCAAAGCATTCTTATCTGGAGTGCCTCCATCTCTAGCTTCATTAAGTCCGGTAACATCTCTTATCATTTGTAGGTAGTAATTATAATTACCTATAAGAGCTTGCATTTTATTTCCACCAGATCCACTTGTGATTTCTTGTATAGGAATTTTACCTGGATTCATATCACCATCACTTGTAAAGCTCCTTCCGATAATAGATCCTGTTTGGAAGTACATGTTTAAAGCTTCTTGTGGGTTATAGTTTGTTCCATTACCTAAATCTATCTCAGCCAAACCATCCGCATCAAGATAGATACCATCAGGAACCATCCTAGACATTATCTGTTGTAACTTCAAGTGTGTGAGTTGAATCATATCAGCAAACCCAGTAATTCTTTTGACTAAGGAATCTATCTTTCCATTGTACATTCTTGGAGCGACTATAGAATAATTCATTTTTACTTTAGTAAAATCACTCTTAGGTCGCATCATATTCTTTGCCATCTCCCACTTAAGCAGCTTGTCAGTACCTAAAATCATAGCACCTTCGTAAAGACACTCTATAGATCTTAATACCCTACCATACCCACCTTCCTTATCCTCTGGTGGGTTGTATTGATCGTCTCTTGGGATTATTTTATCAGCCCCACTCCCAGTCTCTTTCACTTTATAAACCTCATTCATGTAGGTCTTGTAATTGAAATATACGATTTGGACAGTATTACTGTCTTCTTGAGCTCCAGTATGTCTAGAGTTTTGATTAGACCTGTTAGTGGATTTGTTTTTCATTATATCCTCTAGATCTTCTCCTGACAAATGGGGAAACTGCTTTGACAGTTCATTTACTGGTATAGATTTAACCTCACCAACATAATATATATCCTCGAAATAAGGTGAATCTGTATAAGAATACACTAGATTTGCTGGATCCACATAATCAATAACAACTCCCTCTGATGTGTTAAAAGTAGTCTTCACGGCTCCAATCCCTAAAACAGTAAGGTCATAATAAAAACGTTTTTTAGTGAGCTCATAATTACTACCTTCCATCAATACATTTAAAGCTTGTTCTTCAGCGAGCTCCACAGACTGCTTGTAAGTAAGTTGCATGTGAAGTTTTAACTCTTCCTCTGTTTCTGGTAATGAACCCTTGTCATTCTCGTAAAGATTAACACCAAATGCCTCACCAGCAAAGTCGTTAAACTCCTTTGACCTCATGTCATTAAGTACAGACTCCATATACTCCGTTCTTTTTGCAACACCGAATGGATCTTGAGAATAAGCTTTTATATCGTATGTTCTCTCAGCAATTCCATTAACTACAATATCCACGAATTTAGAGATAATAGGGACAGGCTTCCAATCTAAATTAAGATAGGACAAATCACCGTTGATCGATAACTCATCCTTATACTTTTGAATAGACTGTTCGCCTCGAGCATACAATCTTAAATTATGAAAATCATTGTGATTAGATTTATATCTACTAGAGTTACCATCATTGAACCATTCTTGCTCTATAGCTTTACCTACTTTTAACCCATACTCATAGCTTAACTTCTCAGCGTCGCTGACTGTTTGACTTGGGAAATAACTTTTAATGCCAGACTCTGCCATATTTATTACTTGATTATTTGTGAATTATTTCCAGTATTTGTATATCTGGAAACGTTTATATTTAACTTAGGCTTTTCAACCAGTGCATTTGGTCTATATAGATGCCTGTTATTAGCCATAATAGCTAAACCAGAACTTATAGATGCATCGTGCTTTGTTCTTTTGTTTATATCGAACTTTGTCCAATCGTTCAGGAGTTCGTTAAAATAACAATCTCCGTGAGTTCCATCTTGTTTAACACCTATGTGATCTTGAATATACATCTCAATCGCAGCAGCATGTGCTTGTTTTATATCTTCACTTGAATTGGGTATCCCACCAACTTCTTTTTCTGCTACAGATAATTTATTCCATAATTTATCCGGTCTGTTCATGCTAAACCCTCTATAACCTCTTCGTCTTAAATAGTACAATAGACGTGGTTTGTTGTTCTCTGCTAATATTGGCATTCCGTAAAATACTAAAGCCATTAGAACGTCTTCAAAGAACATCTCAGCTGTCGGAGGTCTAGATAAGTATTCTAAAAAGAAACTATTAGCCGGAGCATCTTCCATTGAGAATCTAGTTAACCCGTGTAAAGCTCCTTTTGATCCTACTCCATCCACTGTTCCTGATATATCGTAACTATCACAACCAAAAGCTCCCATGTGTTCGTTTCCCGGGTGTTTAATTCCATTCTTTAGAACGACGTTGTTTTGCAACTGATTAGGCGGAACCCAACTAACTTTAAACCTACCTTTTTTATCTGGATAAAAAATTACTTGTGAATCCTTAACTCCATTAACCCATTGAAAATTACCCTGAGTAACTCCTAAAGTGTTTTTCATCTCCTCATTATAATCAATCTGCTCATACAATTTAACAAGATTAAATATACTTCCTTTTGTTTCATCTCTAAACGCGTGTTCTGTTGTTCTCGGGAATTGTCTATAAAATTCGTTGAGCCCGTCAGAATCATCCTTTAAACCATCAACTTCATTCTGCCAGTTATCTATTACACCTACATCTATTAATTCACCGTTTGGGTCGAATCGATCGATATCAGGAGTAGTGAAAACTGGAACTCCGTACTCATCAATAAATCCTTCGTAGTTCCATTCCATTGGGATAAACAGAGAGTATAAACCAGACTTTGTCTGACCGTTTCTATTTCTTTTTGTAACATCTGAGGAGTTATATAGTTTTTTAAAATTCTCACCACCTTTATCCAAGGCGTTTGAGGTTGATCCCATCATACACTTACCGATAATCCGACTACCTAATCTTAAACAAGTTTTTGTAACTCTCCAGTTATTTAATATATTGTCGGGTCTCTCCCATTTACCACTTTCATCATGTACTAGTAACGCTAGTTTTTCACCATCATAACTATTGTCTCCAGTATTCTTCCAGTCAATCGTTGTATCTAATCCCTGTATATCTTCCAGCTTTTCATTAGCCGTAATTTTTTTTCTTGTAAATTTACTAGCAGGTACACGATAAGCAAGCTCGGACTTAGGCCGATCCATACCATCTTGGATAGGTTTAAAGAAAAACGGATAGTTGATTGATATAGGTACAACTTTGTCGGTAAACATTTTTTTAGCATCAGCTCCTGATTTAGATAGTATTCCATATCTACTATCACTCGCAAGAGTGGCTAAGTTAACTGTTTCTGCAGAAGACATAAAAGAAAACCCAGATCTTCTATTTTTAAGGTAACACATACCATAACACCTTTTGTCCGCCTTACAAGCTTCCCAAAATATAAAGAACAATCTGTTTGCCTCTCTAAAGTCTGGTGCTCCAACATCAATCTTGCTCCATTGCAAGTACATGTATTGAGTACCTGTTATCCACACCGGCTTACCGCCATTAGTAAACCAAAAACCTTCTTCTCTTCTCCTAAACTCTTCATCTATATAATCATGCCATTGATCCTTTTGATCTTCTGGGTAAGCACGCCAGTCAAAGATGTTCTTTAAGCGCTCCAATTCCTTCGGTTGAGTAAACTTAACCCATTTATCTTTCGGGTCCTTATACACATCCTTAGGCACCTTAGGTAGAGCGATGACTAAGTTTTGTATCTCTATGATTTCCCCGATCTGACCGTTGCGAGATAGAACAATAAGATCGTGCTCTTTGTCGTAACCGTACTTCCACTTCTTACCCTTGTTCATTCTGGATAGAGTGGTAAGCTTTATCGGTTCAACCGTTTTTACTAACGTTTGCTCGTAGATCATTTAGATCTTCCTTCAGCGAATCCTTTAAAGGTTTTATCCTTTTTGTCTTCAGTTACCTTCCCTTCTAGTAAGTTTTCCTCCTCCTCGATCCTACTAAGTATTTCAAATGCGTCAAATATAGCTAGTTTTTTTGAGGCAGCCGCATTCTTTAGCTTGTCAGCTGTTAAATCGTCTTCAGAATCAGTTACTATTGCTTCCTTCGCTACCTTGATCAACTCCTCCACTGCCTTGTGCCCAGCTAGGATGATATTCTTCTTCGTTTCCTTGATGTTCATATTTGATTGTAATAAAATTAGATAAAACTCGATATAGTCTCTCGCCATCAACGATAAACTCGTATTCACTACTTGGGCGAAACCCAACTAGATCGTTTACTTCAACAGTGCCGTCAGAGTATTTGACGATGCCTTGTAAAGGTTTTTCAGATTCAACGTTAAATTGATCTGTAGCTTTTAGTGGAGCAACGAAACAATATCCCTTAGGACAAATCCATTTGTTATCTCTTTTATATAAAAAGATCTGATCTTTTCCTATGAAGTAAGTTGATTCGTTAAAATAGCTTCTACTATTCTTTTCAATTCCTTTTACGTTATGCCATCGTCTAAAGACGTTATGGTGTACTAAAACCGTATCTCCAGGTTTTATTTCCGCGTGACCAACAATCGGGGTTGATACCACAACAGCTTCTCTATTAACATACTCGTGATTATAAATCTCGGTATTTAAGATCAGCTCTCCACCATCTAACTTCTTGGTGTTATTGTATCTCTCTCCTTTTGGCGTTACGACAAAGTCATAAACGCTTTTCATTAGTACTCGAGATTATATTCTACGGAGACTGCCATATTTTTATTAAAATCCTTCCACGGTAAAACATCTTTACCTTTTTTAATATAAACAGAAAATTTGTTCTCCTCCTCTATAATATCGCAAATAGTATGACCACCATACACTTCTTGCCCCACGGCATAGTGCATAGCGTCATTCTTATAGTTGGCTCCGATACTAATCTTTCTTATCAGCTTCGCCATTCTCCGGGTAGTTTATTGTTCCATCTTGAATATTAATATCGAATGTACCGTACTCCGTATCAAATTCTGTTTGTAATAAAGTAAGTTCATCTCTAAGTCCAGCGATTTGATGCATCATTTCATGCTTTTTCAATTCGATTGATCCTATCTCTAACTGAGCTCTATTAATATTGTTTACTGTATTTTGAACTTTCTTTAACTGTTCGTCTGTAATTTTCTCAGCTTTAATGCCTTTAAGCTCTTTGATCTTTGCGTTTGTTCCTGTTGCCATGATTTAATTTAATTGTTGTTTATTCGGTGAAAAGTTCACCTGCTACTAAAGCTTGTGCCTCAGTTTTTGTTAATACAGAATT